GGCAGAGTTTGAAAACTATGTACAAAGTCCGGAGATTGTGGATGCCATCGCCAAAGGCGCATCAAATGAAACTTTATTTCTTATGAAGATGAGTGAGGCACAAAAGCTGGAACGGATGCCTCAAATGGAAATGAATTTTCTAGACACTGCAAGTGCTAAGATTCAGGAAGGTTATCTATATGCTAAACAAGAAGCTCGACAGATAGCCCGCCCGGACGGATCGGACTACATGGACATTATCAATAATTATTTTGATAAACAGACATCTGAGTGGATGAAGCAGGCCCCTAGCAGTGTATCGGCTACCGAAATGATGAGCCGTATTCAGGGATATAAAAAATCAGCACTAGAAGAGGGACTAAAGATCCAATCCGAAATGTCCAAAGGATACGGACTAGTTCAGGTAAATGAGGCCGCAGATTCGCTCATACGCCAGGCCATTGCTAACCCGACCAACATTAATGATTACCTGCAACAATCCGCTGACCTGACCCAGTCCCTTTTTGATGCCGGATTCAGTGAAACTGAAATTCAGGATTGGAAAGAGAAACAATTAAATAAAGTAGCCACCTCACACATTGAGGCCCAATTAATGCGGGACCCACGTGCCGGGCTCAATGAACTGGCATACTCCGGAATATCCGAACTGATTTCCCCTGAGTCACTCATTTCTCTAGCAAAACAGGCTAATAACGCTGTTGCAGAGCAGATGAAGCTTGAGGAAAAAGAATTAAAAAAAACCGCAGCTTTTCAGCGTATACTAAACAATGAACCACTAAACCCGTCTATTCCTGAGGACAAGGCGGCAGGAGATGAAGTTTATGGCGTGGGCACGGAATCATTACGTAATCCAGATACCGGAGCCCTTGATTTTACTGAAGGCGGGGCGGACGTTGTGTTCAGTGCACTGAAAGATGTCAAAGGGATGTTACCAGCACAGGCTAAAGCGGATTTACAAAATGCCCTGCGGTATGGCTCGGCCGACTCTGCTGTTGGCGCTGCCCTGATAATCAAAAGGATGAATGTAGATCCAATCATGCAGGCACAGGCTGCAGAAATGGATTCTAAAGATTTCCAACTGGGTGTTGCCGTAGCCAGCGCAATGGCGGGAGGAGCATCACCGGCAGATGCTGTTCAAGACGCCCGACGCCAATTCCTGGCGGCCGCCGGTTCTCTGGATTCTATACGAAATAAAGAAGCTGATGCTTATCTAACTAATGATACCATCCTCAATGACTTAGAAGGACAGTTTAGCTCATGGCTAGCACCAATACTCGGGATAAATGAGTTTACGTTGGGTCACGGGTATCAAGACCAGGGCGGAAAATTCTTTGACCCTGAAAATCTAGGGGCAGCTGCCTCTGAGTATTCCAGACTTTGGAGACGGGCTTACCTAGAATCAGGGAACCCAGACTCTGCAAAAGAATGGGCAAAGGCGCAGTTATCCAGGACATGGGCAGCTACAACCGTTAATGGCTCAGCTGAGGTAATGCAATACGCACCTTCTGTTGTGTATGGATCCAGGGAAGGCGACTTTAATGAAAAGTTCCGTGAGGCTAAAGACGCACTTTTAGCCGACCTACCAGATGCTCAAGATATTATTTTAGGATCAACCGATTACCTTACCGGTGTTAATAGGGCCCAAATTGACGGCACATACCCAGTATACTGGATCGACAGTGATGGGTTTAAACGTCCACTTATCGGAGACGACGGCCAACAACAAATATTTGATTACCAACAGGGCTTGACAAAAGAAGAAAAAGATGCTATAATAGAAGCTAGAAGACAACGTGAGGAAGTAGCAGCAGGGAGACGAAAATTACGCGAGATAACACAAGATGCAGTAAGGCATCTATTGTCCCATCCAAGCGTAGAAAAAATGTCTAACCAGCAAAAGCTAATGCTCAAAAAGCAGCTTGAGCCAATTGTGATAGGAAAGTAATGGACGGCATTGGTACAGACATAACGGGGCAGGATCTACTAGAACGGGAGTCATCTGGTACTATCCGCAATAGCGGCGTAGATCGGGTTGTACCTGGAGTAGCTGCACCCGACGTCCCAAAAGCAGGCGCTTTCTTACCAGCACTAAATGCAGCACACAATAGGTATAACGCATTCATCTCTGTCCCGCGGTACATACACGCCGAACTATCCGCAATGGACCAGGTAGCCGAATCCGAGGATTACAACCCATTTGATGGACTAGACGAAGGCTATGCGCCATTTTATTCTTTACTGGCAGATGTACGTTCCCCTGAAGAGCGGGCCGTTATGCTGCAATACATCGATATGAAAAAAGAAGAAAAGCTGGTAGCCAACTCGAATGTACCTGCAAACCTGTTAGGAACATTGGCCGGGGCCGTAGCTACTACAATCCCAACTCTACCAATAGGCGAACTGATGTGGGGGGCAACCTCAATTCCAGGCCTGGCATGGCGAGGAGCAGTTGTCGGAGCAGCAGTCGATGTGCCTATTGAGGCCGCACTGATGGTGACTGACCCTGAATTTCATCTAGATGAAGCCTGGACTGGGGTAGCTTTTTCTGCTATAGCCGGGGCAATTATTGAGCCGTTTGTTGTCGGAGCAAAAGCTGTAAAAGCCACTTCAACAGTCGAGGGCTCTTCAGGCACAATTAAACCGCCAAGTGCACAACCAATTCCGACGGTCTTAGCAAAAGAGGCTAAGATTGCAGTACAGGTAGCTGAGGATGCATTTAAGCCGGCCGTCAGGCTGACAAAATCAGGTGAGGTAACCCCTGATGAATATTTAAAAGCACGTGAACTAGAGGGAATTGCGCCGGCACCTGGGCTTATTGGTAAAGCATTTAACGCCATGACTAAAACCGAAATGGTAAACTGGCAGCCTAATATCACTGCAAGATTACTTAATTCTGAGAGTGCCGTAGTCAGGGAAATAACTAATAATCTTCTTGAACACGATTTTAAACTGAACAAAAATGCAATTGGTAAAACAAATAGCATATCGGCGGAAGCACAAATAGAATTAAACACTGCTAAAAAATACAGTGCCTTAGAAGAAGCTTTAGACACCGGGTTTGTGGATTACAAAAAAGCTGGTGGTAAAGGCACGTTAGGCGAGTTTGAAGAGCTGGTAGCTAAGGCCGCTAGGCGCGGCAATTACACCGAGGCGGGCGTAGGTCGGGCAGCACAGGTTTGGGATAACCTAATGACCGATTACCTATCACAATATAAAGCAGCAGGCCTACTAAAAGAAATTGGGCTAGAACTTGCAGAAGGGTCGAAGTATTTTACAAGAATATACGATAGAGACGCGATCATTGAAAATATATCTGCGTTTAGGCAAACTATAGCGGACCACATTACCCCGGCTATACGTAAGGAAATGATTGCCGAAGAGGGAGTAACCGAGGCTATGATAAAAGCCGAGGTTGACAGAGCAGTGGAAGAGATACGCTCTACAATAATGGGCAACAGCTACTTTGACATGGAGCACCTGACATGGTCGGATAAAAATGGCAAGGCCAGAACTATTGATATACCTGATATAGTGCTTGAGCCATACCTGAAAAACAATGTCCGGGATATCGGGCGTATGTATATAACTCGTGCAGAGAAAGACCTGGCCCTGACCCAACGATTTGGCTCAGCAAACAAAACAAAAATACTAGAGAATGTTGTTGAGGACTATAAAGGCCTGCTAGCAAAAGAGACCTCCTCGCAACGTGTAGCAGCCCTTGAGGCCAGATTAAAAGCAGATCTGGAGCACCTGGAGGCTGTGATTGACCGGTTGATGGGAACCCGCGGCCGACCAAAGGATCCACTTTCTTTAAGCTCAAAAGCAACGTCAACTGTACTGGCATATAACATGTCCAGAGGGCTGGGTGGAATCGCAATTACCCAGCTACCAGAATTAAGTCGTGCTGCAATGCAAAAGTATATTGTATCTAGCGGGGTTTTGCAGGAACTAAAAAATATCGGGGTTGTTATTGATAAGATGAAGTTTTCAAAACAGGACCTCCGCACTATCAGCGCTTTGCTTGAGGATGATATACGTTTTCGACAAATGCTGCAAGGTGAGCCCCTACTGCATGACTCATTGCGTCCTGAATCTATGGCCGAGAAAGCCTCCCGAATGGCTGGGCAGGCGACCGCAAAGTTTTCGGGGATGATGTTCATGGATAACTTGACTCGTAGTATGTTGGCCCACGCGGGCATGGATCAAGTAATGGGGCATGTCGAGGCCGGAGTAAAAGGCAAATTATCGGCAAAAGGCCGTGATTTTCTAATAAGGCATGGGATACCCGAGCAGGATATACCGGCGATTAAAGAATTATACGCAAAGCATAAAACAGTTGAGGACGGGGTAACATCACCAAACCTGGCTAAATGGGAGGGCCCAGTAGGCGATCGCGTTCGGGCAGCTCTAAGCAAATACCACAGGAACCACGTAGTTCGTGCAGGTGCCGGCGACCGTGCTTTATTCTCCGATGCAAATGCAATGGCTAGATTAGCAATGCAGTTCCGTTCTTACTTTCAGGCTGCCTGGTCCAGATCTCTTCTACCAGGAATGCAGAGGCAGGATGCAGCTTTTGTTGGATCCATGGTAGCGATGTTGATGGCCGGGTATGTCGTAATGAACATTAAGAAAAAACTTGCTGGTCATGACGAAAAGATGACTAACACCCAGATTGTAACGGAAACAATAAATGCCTCCGGCGCATTACCGTTCATTTTTGACATGTACGCTACAGGTAGTAACGTTTTCTTTGGCGGAGGAACCAAGCGGCAGCAGGCTCAGGGACGTCTTGATACGTTATTTGGACCCACTGCCGGGCTAATACAAAACGGAGTGCCAGCAGCATACAGATTGTTATCTAATGACCTGATGCCCGGCGACGTGCGACAACTTAAGGGCCTAGTGCCATTAAACAATTTAATCTGGTGGAACTGGTACGCCACTGAATTACAAAAACAAAAAGCGGAAGAAATTCGTAGAGCCCGCAAATTTGAACAAATTAAACAAGGAGAGTAACTATGGCAATTAGTTCGACCGTATCACCTAGACATACATACAATGGAAATGGCTCTACTGTAGCATTTGCAGTGCCTTTTGTTTTCTTTAATGAAGATGATTTGGTTGTCGTTCACACCGACTCAAACGGTGTAGACACCACATGGGCAATTACTACGGATTATAGTGTATCCGGCGGGGATGAAAATATACCCACTACTGGAACTGTCACAGCAGTAGTAGCCCCTGCCAGCGGAGAAACTCTAACTGTATACCGTCGTATTGACCTGACTCAGCCGATAGACCTTCAACCATACGATGTGCTTGACGCAGATGAGCTAGAAACCGCCCTAGACAGATTGACTCTACAGGTTCAGGATGTTAAAGATCAAGTTGACCTGGCTGTTACATTAAGCGAGACAAGCGGGCTAAGTGAACTATCTTTCCCTGATCCAGAGGCGTCTAAAATTATTGCCTGGAATTCTGACGGCACCGAATTAGAAAACGTAGACATGTCAGACGCTGTGTTAAATATTAATGCATTGACAGCCGAAACATCTATCGACGGGTCCGCTGACTATATCCCAATGTATGATGCAAGTGAAGGTGCTAATAATAAAGTCCTGATAAACAACATACCTGTCGACATTAGTGGCAGGACCGAGGATTCTAGTCCTGACGCTGGAGCTGACTATGTATTGACATATGATGCATCCGCCGGGGTAAATAAGAAAGTACTTTTAGGCAACCTGCCAACTGCTGCAGGGACAGCACCAAATGACGCTTCCTATCTAACCCTGGGCACAAACGCAACACTGACCACAGAGCGAGTATTGACCGCCGGATCAGGGATAACAACTACCGATGCAGGGGCAGGCAGTACGTTGACGTTGGCGCTATCTATTTCTACATTAACCGAAGACACAACTCCGAACGGAGCAGCTGACTACATAGCTACTTATGATGCTTCAGCCGGTGGCAACAAAAAAGTGCTATTAAATAATCTACACCCAGACATAAACGGTCAAACAGAAGACACAAGCCCAGACGCTGCAGCAGATTATGTCCTAACCTATGATGCATCAGCTGGTCGGAACAAGAAAGTATTGATTGAAAATCTACAGGGCACAATGGCGTTAATATCAACTGCCACAGCTTCAAACAGCACTTCCGTCACTTTCACCGATCTATCCACTGATTATTCAAAATACATAGTAATAATTCACAACTTAAGGCCAGGTACTGATGCAGCCAGACTTATGCTGCGTACATCAACGGATAACGGCAGTACGTATACCTCCGCCTCTAACAGCTATACCTCTGTGTATAACTCTTCCGGATCAGCGACTACGGCCCTCGACGATCAAACCGCAATTTATTGTCTAGTTGATATGGATTCAACTGCTGGGGCCACCGGGTCTATGTCTATTATGATCTATGACCCTGCAAACTCAGGAGTAAAGACAGCTGTTGCAGCTGACTCAGCAGCGCTTATTGACACCACGACACCAACAATGGTACATAATGCTGCAGCCGGGATTATGGCCGGACGACGGGCTACAGCCGAAGCCAATGACGCAATTCAATTCACTTTCACCTCGGGCAACATAGCCACAGGTACATTTAAACTATATGGAGTAAGATAATATGCATAAATTAGTAAACGGTATACCAGTAGAACTAACCCCCGAGGAAATTGCAGCTCGTGATGCTGAAGTAAAAGAATACAAAGCCAGAGAAGCCAAGGTAGCATACCGCAAGCGTCGTGCAGCCGGTTACCCAACAATTGGTGACCAGCTCGATGTTCTTTGGAAATGGGTCAGCACAATGCAGGATCTTCCCGATGAAGTACGCGGAATGGCAAACTTAATTAAAGACATAAAAGAAAAATATCCTAAGCAATAGGAGCTCTAAATGACAACAAGTAATTCATATCTGGCCTTTCCATTTCTACGCGTTGATAACGGCGTAGTAAGGTTCTGGATATCTGAGGATGAAACACTCGACATATCAATTGCCGACCTGGGCCTGGCCTCAGTCGCCAGCATTGTAATGTTTGAAAACGAATCCCGGATTGAAATAGATGCCGGGTCTGTTATCTGGGATCTATACCCAACCGCGTCAATCGGGTCATCAGACTATCTACTATTTGCTGACGCAAGTGATGGAGAAATAACAAAAAAGGGCCTGGTCTCAGACATAGTGTCCCTGGGTGCACCTGTAGACGCACAGTATGTAGTACTGGCATCAAACAGCACACTTACTAATGAAGCTGTATTAACCGCTGGATCAGGTATATCCCTGGCAACCGCCACTGTCTCTGTAGACTTTAACTCGGTTCAGGCAAAGGACGCTACCCTTACTTCTATAGCAGCACTTGGAACTGCAGCCGATAAAATGTTGTATACGACAGGGATTGACACCTGGTCAGAGGCCGACATTACATCGGCAGGCCGGGCTATACTGGATGATGCCACAGCCTCTGATCAAAGAAATACACTGGGCCTGGGAACTATGGCCACCCAGTCTGCGGCTAGCGTATCTATATCGGGCGGGGCAATATCAGGGATAACCGACCTTGCTGTAGCCGACGGGGGCACCGGCGCTAGCGATGCATCCGGAGCCCGGACTAACCTCGGTCTGGTAATTGGTACAGACGTGCAGGCTTACGACGCAACCCTGGCCTCTCTATCATCTTTAGGCACTGTTGCTGACAGGATTGCATACACTACCGCTTTGGACACCTGGGCTGAAACAGCTTTAACATCATTTGGCAGATCGCTTATTGATGACGCGGACGCATCAGCTGCTAGAACAACACTAGGGCTTGGGACTCTTGCAACCCAATCAGGTACATTTAGCGGCACCTCATCAGGGACAAACACCGGGGATCAAAATATTTTCTCCACTATAGTTGTATCAGGTCAGTCCGACGTAGTCGCAGATACCACATCGGATACATTAACATTAGTAGCCGGCACCGGGATAACCCTGACAACAGACGCCGGATCCGACTCTATTACTATAACCAACAGCGGATCTTCCAGCAACACCTTTAACACAATTGCCGTATCTGGACAAAGCGATGTTGTTGCCGATTCAAGCGCTGACACACTTACACTTGTTGCCGGGACAAATATAACTATTACCACCGATGCTGGTACTGATAGTATAACAATCAATTCTACCGGCGGTGGCGGGGTTTCAGACGGAGACAAAGGTGATATCACTGTATCATCTTCCGGCACGGTTTGGACTATTGATAATAGTGCGGTAACCCTGGCAAAAATGGCCGACATGGCGACTGCCAGCCTGATTTATAGAAAAACAGCAGGCACTGGCGCACCC